AGGAATCTAAAATATGAGTTACACTACAGATTTAGCAATAGAATTAATGGTAACTGGCACAAATGCTGGTACATGGGGTCAAGTTACAAACACAAATTTAGTACTTATTCAACAAGCGATTGCAGGATACCAAGCAATATCTATTGCAGGTGGAGCTCAAACAACAGCTCTTGCAATGACGCAAAGTGCAGTATCAACTGCAAGAAATGCTGTTCTTAAATTAACAGGAACAATCACAGGAAATCAAATCGTAACAGTTCCAAATGGAATTGAAAAAACATGGATCGTATCTAATGGTACAACGGGTGCATTTACAGTTACATTTAAATATGCATCAACTGGAACAGGACAAACTTGGTCTACGACTGATAAAGGAATTAAAATTTTATATGCTGATGGATCTGATATTCAAGTAACAGATCTTTCTACATTATCTGGAACAGTATCTTCAGCTCAAATAGCAGATTATGCTGTTAATACAGCTGAACTTGCAACAAACGCAGTTACAGCAATTAAAATTACTCAATCGACAATTACACAAGCTAAACTTGCAGCTAACTCTGTAGGTGCAAATCAAATTATTCAATCGACAATTACACAAGCTAAACTAGCGGCTAACTCCGTAGGACCAAATCAATTAATTGCAACCGCAGTTACTCCAGCGACTTATACAGCAGCAACTATTACAGTTGATGCTGATGGTAGAATTACTTCTGCATCTTCTGGATCAGGTGGAGCTGGAATGGGCATATTAACTTTAGCAACTTCGGGTCCTTCATCAGGAACTTATACTGCATCACCAACAGCAAATAGACTTGCTGTTTACATGTGGGCAGGAGCTGGCGGAGCTAGTATTAATAGAGCAGGCGGTAGTGGTGGATATGGATTTTATAATAAACCAATAACTCAGCCTTTTTCACAACCATACTCAGTAGGAGGAGGTGGTAATTACGCAGGCAATAGCCCTGCACCTGCAGGTGGTAATACTACCATGGCTAACGTTGGAACAGTTAATGCAGGTAATGGTGCAACATCTAGTAATCCTGGCAATCCTGGAAATGCTCCTGGAGCAACATTAGTTGGTGATAGAGGACAAATAATGTCAGTTAGTCAAATAGTTGGATATCCCACAATGTGTGGCACCACTCAGTATACTGGTACCTCTGGTTGGGGCGCAGGAACTGCATATGGTGCAGGAACACCGGGATTTTTAGCTGTATTTGAAAACACAGGAACATAAAAATGGCATATTTTATTTTTTCAAATAATTTAGATGGTGTAGAAGGCACACTTTATTGCATAGCAGAAAATGAATCTGATTTAAATAATTTAAATATTAATAAATCTAATTATAAAATTTTAGAAGACACTCAAGATAATTTTAATGATGTAAAATATGGTTTAAAATATGTAATAAAATATAATACTCAAAATATTATTTATTCAGATATGTCTCATTCATTTACAAAATATGATTTAATACATTATGTAAACGTACTTAAATCATCAATACAAACATTTTTAAAAATTAATAAAAATCACTTGTCATTTAATCTTTGGAATAATTATTATAATCAATTAAATTCTTTAAATTTAGATGGTATCACATATCCATTGAATAAATCATTAGAACAGTATTTTAAAGATTTGGGACAAACTTCTTTACACCCTTTACAATTACCATAAAAATTGCTATTTAATTAGCATGTTTGATAAAGAAATAGAGTTTAGTGCACATGAAGATTATTTTGCACTTAAGGAAGATTATCCAATTCCTGTAAAATTAAATATACCTGAATGGTATAAAAAATTAGATCATACTATTTTAAATAAAACAGTTAAAGGATGTATGCCTTTTTTAGATACATTAACCTCTGGTTATTTATTAAAAATGCCTCAAGATTTTTATATAAGACATAATGTAGATGTTAAAAACGAAAAAGGAGAAAATTTTAAAGATTCTTTTCAAACATTCGGATTACATGGTCAATCACAAACATTATATGCTAAAAGCGTAAATTTAAATTCCGGTTTTGATAATCACCCTCTTATACAAATAGAGGGATCTCCTTTTATTGAAAAAAATAAAAATTTACCTTTATATAAAATACTAAACCCTTGGAAAATAAAAACTCCAAAAGGTTATTCATGTTTATTTATTTCGCCTTTAAATAATTCGGATGATAGGTTTTCAATTATCCCTGGAATTGTTGATACTGATACTTTTATAAATGAAGTAAATTTTCCAATAATTATTAATGGTGATAAATACCCGGTATTAGAAACAACTATTAAAAAAGGAACACCATACGTTCAAATAATACCATTTAAAAGAGATTCTTGGAGAATGACCCTTAAATTAAGGAAACAAAAAGAAATACAAAATTCTAGACTTTTTTATGAATTAAAATTATTAAATACTTATAAAGATAGGTATTGGAATAAGAAATCATGGAAATAAAAAAATTTATAAAAATCTACGATGAAGTTTTGCCATGGAATGTGTTATCTAATTTAATTCGTTTTGCTAATTATTCTAATTTTAACGAAGCGAAGATTGGGGGTGAATTAGAAAATAAAACAGATTTTAACATAAGAAGAACACATACATTGCCTTTATCTAATTTAAATAATTCAATGACTAATGTTCACTGGTTTAATTTACTTCATTTCTATTTTAATAAAAATCTAAAACAATATAAATTTGATGCAAATATTTTAGATTATGATTATAGAAATATATTTGATATAGAAATTTTAAAGTATGAAAATACTGGTTTTTATACATGGCATGTAGATCATTTTGCTGAAATTCCTAGAACAATGAGTTGTATATTATTATTAAATAACGATTATGAAGGTGGAAATTTATGTTTTAGAAATCCAGATGGTGGTGGAGAATGGGAATTGGAAGTTAAACCAAATAGAATGATTATTTGGCCAAGTAATTTTTTATATCCTCATACAGTTAAACCAGTAACGAAAGGAACAAGGTATTCAGTTGTAGCATGGGCACTATAAAAGATTTTAAATATAAATTAATAAAAAACTTTTTAACAAAAGAAGAAGTTAAATTATTAATAGATTATTGTAGAATAAAACATAGATTAAATTTTGATTCATTTGAGTTTTTACAAAGCGATAATGGTGATACTTGTTTTTATGGAGATCCATTAATGGAATCTTTAATGGTTAATAAATTAGAATTAATGCAAAAAGAAACAGGATTAGAATTACTTCCTACTTATGCATTTTGGAGAATGTATACTTTAAATGCTGATTTAAAAAAACATTTGGATAGGCCTGCTTGTGAAATAAGCGTTACAGTAATGATAGGATCTGACGGAAATAAATGGCCAATATTTATGAATGGAACAGAAATTAACATGGAACCAGGAGATGCTGCAATTTATCTAGGATGTGAAATAGAACATTGGAGAGAAGAATTCAAGGGGGATTGGCAGGCACAAACTTTTTTACATTATGTAGATAAAAATGGAAAAAATAAAGAATGGTTTAAAGATAAAAGATTATTATATGGATCTCAAAAATGAATTTTGATTTAAAAATTAAAGAAATTCCATTACAGGCTTTTTTATTAACAAGTAAGATAAATAACAAAGAAATAATAAATAATTTAATTTACTTTATAAAAAATAATAAAAATGAAGAATTAAGTTATAAAACATTTGTGAAAGGTCATTTTACAGGATTTAAAAGTTTAATAGAGAATAAAGATTTTCATTCTTTTTTAAAAATAATAAGTCCTCAAATAAAATTTATATATAATGAAAATTTTGAAATATTTGATGCTTGGGGAAATATTTGTAGATATGGAGAAGAAGTAGTTGAGCATGATCATCATAGAAATACTGCATTTTGTGGAATACTATATTTATCAGAAGGAGGACCGGGTACTTATTTTAAAGATTACGATATTACCATTGAGGAAGAAATTGGAAAATATGTATTATTTCATCCTAATTTAATACATAAAGTAAAAAAAATAGAAAAAAACATTGAAAGAATAACACTTGCTTTTAATATGAATAGATTTAATGTAAATTGTTATTCTAAAGATATAAAACCTATTATTATAAATGATATTTAAACAATACGATAACGGATCCTGTGACATTAAATTTTCATGGAAAGAAAGATTAATGATTTTAAAAAAAGGAAAAATTCATTTATCCGATGAAAATTTAAAACATTTTGGAAATAACCTTGTCAAAGTAGTAATGGATTGGCAATTAAAATTTAATGAAAAAACACAAAATATTAAAACCTATAGTAATAAAATAGATTCAGAATAAATATGCAAGAAAATAATATTTTTGCTTCAGCTATATATAGTATAGAAAAAAAAGAATGGCTAGATCATTTAAATAATTCCTGTGAAAAGTACATAAATCAGGATTATATTACAAATAATTTTGGAGTATCTTATCATTCAACTAATTTAACTAACGATGATAATTTTAAAGAATTTATTATATTTATTTGTAAAACTGGAATAGATATTTTAAATATGCAGGGATATAATACTGATATATATTCTTTAATTGTTTCAGAAACATGGGTACAAGAATTTTCAAAAAAAGGTGGAGGCCATCATAATTCTCATATACATTCTAATAGCCATATCTCTGGTTTTTATTTTTTAAAATGTTCAGAAAAAACATCTTTCCCAGTTTTTCATGATCCAAGATATGTTAAAAAAGCCTTACAATTAACTGAAAAAAATATGAATGATGTTACTTTAGCTAGTGAAAAAGTGGCTATGAAAGTACAACCTGGAGAATTTGTATTTTTTAATTCTTACATGGAACATGAATTTACCGTAGACAATGGTGAAGAACCATTTAGATTCATACATTTTAATTTACAAGCTGTACCTAAACAGTTAATTAATAACGACATAAAACGTATTTCATCTTAGTTAAATATAAGGTATAAGAACCATTATGCCTTTAAAAAAGATACCTATAAAAGCTGGATTTAACAAACAAGACACCGCAACTGCCGCAGAAGGTCAGTGGATTGATGGTGATTTTATCCGTTTTCGTTATGGATACCCTGAAAAAATAGGAGGTTGGCAGCAATTATTACCTCAAACATTAGCAGGAGTTGCAAGAGCCCAGCACACATGGACAGATTTAAGTGGTAATAAATATGCAGCGATTGGTACTAATAAAGTACTAGCTATTTATTTTGAAGGTGCTTTTTATGATATTACTCCACTTGGTACAGCTATAACTGGATGTACTTATACATCAACAACAGGATCTACTACAGTTACAATCAATAAAGCAGGTCATGGACTTGCAGTTGGTGATTATATTATATTTACAAGCGTTACAACACCAGGACCAACTACTACAGGATATACATCAGCAAGTTTTACAACAAATACTTTTGAAGTAATATCGGTTCCAACTTCATCTACATTTAGAATTACAATGGCTACAGCGGAAACAGGAACTGGAGTTACTGGTGGTGGATCTTTAATTACAACTCCTTATGTATTCGTGGGCCCTGTTAATCAAACCTATGGTTATGGATGGGGAACTTCTACTTATGGTACAGTTGCTTGGGGTGAAGCATCATCAGCTCCAACAGTTGTATTGTCACCAGCAAACTGGTCCTTTGATAACTTTGGACAAATATTAGTTTCAACTATTAAAGATGGAAAAACATATTCATGG